CTAATACGGTATTTCCGTTTGCTGTAAGGTCGCCTGTTAGAGTAGTGTTTGTAGATACAGAAAGCGTACCTGTAATAGCGGTAGAACCTAAGTTAACAGAGCCACTAGACGTAATAGAACCATCAAGGCTAAGATCACCTGCTAGATAAGCATCTTTATATTTCAGGCTAGATGTACCAAGGTCTACAGTGTTTGTTGTTTTAGGACGTAGTACGGAGGCAGTAGCCACAACGTCTTGTGCTGGCCCTATAACTGTGATAGGTCCACCTTCTGATGTAGTGCCATCATGAGTGTGACCTGTACTAGCATTAAATGCTGCCTCAACAGAATTGAACTCGTTGTCTAAGTCATCAGCATCAATAACATTGCCATTAGAAATGTTATTAGATGTATCTGCTCTTACGTAACCTGTACCCATGAGTTTTCCTTACTTCCTATTGTTTTCAGCAAATTCAAGTATTGCCGTGTCTAACAAAAATGCTGAATTAGAACTATCATCTTCTATTCTTAGTGCAACTGTATTACCTGAACCTACAATATTATTGTCAAAAGATTGTGTACGAGGTTCACCATATGATGTACTTCCAAATATTGCAGTATTGTTTCCATAAAATCCACCGCCACCTGCATCTGAAACTAATGAAAATGTAGCAGGTTGTATTTTGTTTCTATCGTTTTGATTGTACCTAACATTACAGTCAATGTTAATTGCACCAAATGGTTTAATATATAAATCAAGTTTATAAAATGTTTTACGTTTTTGTGGGTCTGTAACAGGCATAAAGGGTGACTCATAGATAGCTACAACATTATCTCCATCACGAGATGTCCCACTTTCCATAAGATACACGTAACCATCATTGTTTGAAAACACTACGTATTCCTGATCTCCTATGTACTGAGAGTCGGCAATGTAAACCTTATAACCCTTTGTCTCAGCCCACTGAAAACCTGTACCACCTTGGTCAATAAACTTAGTACCTAGTACACCTTTAGCTATGCCAACTTTTTCACCATTAACATAACCAAACATACGGTACTGAGCTTTGCCACGAATAACTGTACTTGAAAAGTTTTGCGCATAACTTTGTAGTTCTGTCACTGTAGGCCGTATATTTTTAGATGCAACATCAATGCCGAAGTCACCAATGCGTTCAGTTGAGCTTAATGTACGCAGTCCATCGGGACCAAGAAACATAACATCAGAGCCAACTTCTTGAATTGTGTCTGGACTTAAACAACCAAGGTCTTCTGTAATTGCACTAAGAGTAAAATCAGCAGCACTGTTACCTGTTAGCCTCATAATTTTATCACGACAAAACACAATTAATGAATCACGGTAAACTTTTAAACCTGTAATCTCTGAGTTAAGACCAATACTACCAGCACCATTAGCGGGATCAAAGTCTGTGTCTGAATACGGGGCTGTAAATACAAGCTCAGTACCTATACCGAAAAACAAAGTACTTTTAAATAACTCTACTGTACCTGCACCCTCTACCGCACTATTGCCTGTACCACTATTAGTAATATATGCCATAGCCTGTGTGCTGTCAGTATAATATACAGGATAGTTTACCCCATCAACAAACACAATTTTTAAAGCATTATTAAAATTATAACTTACATGTCTTGCTTTAGTAAATCCAATATTACTTGCAGTTACAAGTGAGGACCAAGCAGGTGTAGTATCCGTTGTGTTGATTAAATAGTATACACCACTACGTGCTGCTATAAATCTTTCTTCGTCTGCATTTTCAACAACTGCAAGTGCTTGTGTTACACCACTACCTGTTAACTGTGCATCATCTAGTTTAGTATATCCTGCTACTTTACGATACCCACCATCTAGTGAAGGCTCAAAGTTCTGTAAAATAAATGCAGAACCTACAGCGTTAATACCCTGTTGTAAGGGGCTAATGTTAGTAACTAACCCTCCTGTAAATTGTACAGGGAATGTAGACCAAGCTGTAGTCATACGTTTATACTTTCAATAAACCAAATGTATTTGGGCTGCTATACCGTACTGTAGAACGTACATAGTCATACGTATTTATGTGTAAACTACGCATATACTTAATACTCTGTTCAAATTTTTGTTGTGACAATTGAGCAGATTGATTATCTCCTCTAAATTGATACGCATAATACATAGCACCTTCAGTAATCACATGTTTAAATTCTTGTGGTACAGTAGGTACATCATCTTGTAACTCTAACTCTACAGGATTACGATAATATTCATAAACTAATTCATAAGCTTTATCAGGTGTAGGAAATATAATAAACTCTTGACTAGGTGTTCTAGTTACATAGCTTGGTTTACCACGAATACCTGTAGTATTATTGTACTCATAGTCAGAATACTTGTCAAGGTATTCTTGATAGGTCATGCTCTGTAGTTTTGTAGTTGTGATATTTAAGCTACTATTACGTTTGATACGAAAGCTATTCATATCAATTGTTTTAGCATCATAAGGATAACCGTAACGTGTAACACCCGCAGTTAGTATGTCTTCTTCTTCTACATGATTCCAAGGCCAACCAAACTCTTCATGATTAATATGACGAATCGCTGAGTTAACTGCATCTTTAGCTGTATTATAGTAACCTGTAGCTGTAGCAAAATTAGATGTTGTAAGCTCTACTTCGTTAAGCCTACGGTTTACTTCATTTACAAGTCCAAGAAAGTTATATGCCATTATTTTTCCCTTACACGTAGGAATACAGTACGTTCAAATATTAATCCATCAGATGTTGTTATGTTACAATACAGTTTATACTTAATGTTATCAGTACCTAAACCTAAACGTGCTGTTGCGACACTATCTGTACTCGTAGCAGATACTAATTGTAATCCATGCACTACTTGACCACTAGGAATAAGTTCTGTTTTAACTGCATCACTGTTATTAACATACCATGTTACACTATTAATAGTTGCAGGTGCAATAAAACGTGACCAATCAATACTATAATCGGTTAATTCATCTGGGTCTTTGTTAGGCCACTTTAATGACATAGTATATTCCTATTATGCTGCACGTACTTGTGACGTGTTTGTGTTTGATGAAGCCGTTGCAAGATAAACAGTACGAGGTCTACTATAGTTTGCTTTAATAGATTCGTAGTCAAATTGTACTGCGTTGATGGTTTCATCACCAACAGTAAACGTACCTTGTAAGCCTACTGGCAATGCTACAGCCTTACAATCTAGTGTAACTGTGTTAAATGCTGTTGTACCACCTACACCTTTACCTGCTAGGCTGATATTGGCATCCGATTCAACAATAACTTCATCACCAGTAACTAGGGGTGAGTCAGTGATAATCTCTAAGCCAAACCCTACAGGTTGAATAGTAGGACCAAACCCTGCATCTACAGTGATACCACCAAGACTTGCAGTAAATGCTGTAGCCATGGTAATAGTTGGTGTAGTACCTACGCCTAAGATAAATGTTAGACCGTCATCTGCTGCGCCTGTACCTGCTACACCTGTTGGCGCTACATCCGCTGCTGCAGCTACTGTGATACTACCTGCTGCACCATCACCTTGTGTACCTGCAAGATCAACATTGGTACGTGATCTAACGTCAATACCTGTGTCTATTGCACCTGTACCTACAACACCTGTAAGACTAAAGGAAGCATTGGCCTGTTCATAGCTTTCACCAAAGGTAGCTACTGAGAAAGGATTAGTTGAGTAGGCCATGCTTTACTCCTTATGCAGCAGCATCACTTGAGAGTACACCATACCAGTTCGTGCCACCATCACGTGTATGGAACACCAGCACATCTGTCTCACCTGAAGCAGGAGCATCTGGGGCTGTACCACCTGCCCACTTAACTGAGCTAGGCCATGTGACTGTACCACCGTTGCCTGTTAGTTGTAAAACAAAACCAACACCAACACCCGATGTACATCCGCTAAAAGTAAAGGTAGTGTTGCCTGTCATAGTCAGGCTAAATGCACCACCTGCATCTACGTCTATTGTTGGCGTTGTTCCTGATAGTGCATCATAATCTTCTTTTAAGGCACTATGAATAGTGACATCACTATTGTTTACCTCAAGGCGTTCTGTACCACCTGTAACGACACGCCACTGATCTGCTGCGTGGAACTGAAGGTATGTGTCTGTGTCACCGTCATGGAAGATTTGATCTCCTACATACAAATCACCCGCAAAATAACCGTCTTTCCATCGTGTGCCAGGGTCACCCCAATCATCTGTGTTGTCTGAACTTCCCCCCGTTGTTGTGCAAGGAACTACACGAGTATTGTTAAAATCAAATCTAATACCAGAATTAGCTGACGAAATATATATATCATTTGCTGCAATGCCAATACGACCACGAAGAGATCCGCCTTCGTAGAAAGAAATCATATCTCCTTCGTCAGTAATTCTGGATATGGTTAATGGAGTTGTACTTGCAGCATTAATTTCAACTTTACCTGTGCTTTCTATAGAGGTTCCCGCTACCCCTATATTGTTGTTAGTTTTCCCAACTATAAAATTACCTGATGAATCAAACCTAGCTCTTTCTGATCCACCTGTTTCAAACGAAACTGTATCAGCAGCGGGAAAGCGTATGCTTGTATCTGTATCACCCGTATGGATAATTTTATCTGGTACAGCTAAATCTCCATCTACGGTAGTAGAAATACTGATATTGCCAGAGCCATCAAAGTTGGCATCACCTGTAACCGCACCAGTTACAGCTATGTTACGGGCAGTCGCTAGTGTGCTTGCTGTACTAGCATTACCACTAAGAGCAGCGGTAATAGTACCTGCACTAAAGTTACCTGATGCATCACGGGCTACAACTTTAGATGCTGTGTTATTTGGTGTGGCATCTACGCCAATCGTAAGAGCGGCACCCTCTGAACCTGCAGCACCACCTGTGACATAGTTACCTGAAGCTACAGACCCTACGTAGTTACCTGTAGTGTCAGTACCAAGTGCTACAGAGTTAGCAGCAATAGTAGTTGCGATAGAAGCATTACCTGTACCGTTAACGCCAGTAACACTACCAGTGACATCGCCTGTCAAGCTGATAGTACGACCTGTTGCCCAAGCTGTTGCAGTAGCTGCATTGCCTGATGTGTCTTGGTTACCTGTAGTGTTAACACCGGGCAAGTTAATACTTGCTGTACCATCAAATGATACACCGCCAATGTTACGTGCTGTCTCAAGAGCAGTAGCAGTATCGGCATTACCTGTTAGATCACCAGTGACATTACCTGCCACGGTGCCTGTTAGGGCTGCTGCCACACTATTAAATGTTACATTAGAGGTTGTCTCTACAGCCTGACCAATGTTAATGCCTGAACCATTTACAGTAACACCTGTACCTGCATCAGCAGAGAATGTAGTACCTGTGAGTGTTACACCGTTACCTGCACTGTATACAGCAGTCTCAGCGATTACAGAGAAAGTAATGTTAGTAGTACCGAATGTAATCGTACCACTTGTATTCATCACATAGAGTTCACCTGCACCTGTGTCACCTTCTTTAACGAAGAATGCGTCACCTTCACCAAACGCATTAGGGTCTGATACACCATAAGAGTCAGCATCTGTAGAACGAGTAAGTACCCATGCAGTAGAGCCATCACCTACAGTAGTAACAGTATAAATACCATTGTGTGCAGCATTAGTTTGGTTATAAATAAGTACACGATCTGCAGAGCTAAGAGCTACGCCATCAATAGTAATAGCTGCTTGTGTACCTGCATTAGTAAGTGTAGCACCTACGCCAGATGTACCATTGTCATACGTAGCGTTTAGGTTAATTGGTGATTCTACACGTACTGGATCATGATAGTGAATACCTGCAGCAGCGATAGTGTCAACGTACTGCTTTGTTGCAGCTTGTAATGCACTCTGAGGATCACGAGTAAGAGCAAGATCACCATCAGCATTAAAGAAGGCAGCTTTACCTGCAGGCTGTGTAATGAAAACCTCAGACTGTGCTGTAAG